TTGGCCTATCAACGTCTAGTAGATTTGTACAGTGATTGTGTCAAAGTTGCCGCAATAAAAATCAATGACACCGCAGATGTAGTTGCAGGCATGCTGTACGTGGCCTGGGCGTTGGGAGCAGGTACAGCCGCTACTTTGAACAATACTACCGGCACAGGTGCCTATGCCTGGCGTTACTTCAGTGTTGGATCAGGGGCCAGTTATTATACTGCTGGTCGATACGCCATAACAATTTTAAGCAAATAAATACTATTATGACAATATATCGCGGATTCAGCACCAGACTCAATGCCAAAAAGTATAGACTCACTGACTTTGAGTTGGCCAAACAAGACATGATCAATCACTTTGAAATACGCAAAGGTGAAAAACTCATGAATCCTGCATTTGGCAGCATAATCTGGGACATGTTGTTTGAGCCCTTGACAGAAGATACCAAACAAATTATCACCAATGATATCACAAGAATTGTAAGTTACGACCCCAGACTTGCTGTGCAACAAGTAGCAGTAACCGAGCAGGACAATGGGTTTTTAATAGCAATTGATTTGGCCTACATACCCACTGATCAAAGCGAAACCATTGCGTTAAACTTTGATCGAGCCAACAATAGATTAATCACTAATTAACAGACCATATTATTCTTTCCGATAAATACTTGATACGGATAAAATAACATGGCACAAACCACACGTCAAACCAACCTCTTAGTACAGCAAGACTGGACCAAGATCTATCAAACGTTTACCAACGCTGATTTCACCAGCTATGATTTTGAGACCCTGCGTAACAGCATGATCAACTATCTCAAAACATATTACCCAGAAACATTCAATGATTTTTTAGAAAGCTCAGAGTATCTGGCCTTGATTGACATGATTGCATTTTTGGGACAGAGTCTAGCGTTCCGTGCAGACCTAAATGCTCGTGAGAACTTTATTGACACAGCACAGCGTCGAGACAGTATTTTAAAGCTGGCACGTATGCTCAGCTACAATCCACAACGCAACACTGGCGCTAGCGGCCTGCTCAAGTTTGAAAGTGTGCGTACCACAGAATCCTTAACAGACAGCTCAGGCATCAATCTAAGCAATGCCACCATACACTGGAATGATCTGACCAACGAAAACTGGCTAGAACAGTTTACTACCATTGTTAATGCTGCTCTAGTCAGTAGCCAAGCAGTTGGCAAGCCCGGTAACAGCCAACTTATTAACAATATTAAAACAGACGAATACACAATTTCGTTAAACACAAACACATTACCAGTGGCTCCATTTACCACAACCATACAAGGCAGTAGTGTAGCATTTGAAGCAGTAAGTGCCACTAGCCTGGGACAAAGCTATCTTTACGAACGTGACCCAACCAGTGCCGGAGCCTTTAATATTTTGTATCGTAACGACAACAACGGCAATGGATCAAACAACACTGGATTCTTTTTGTATTTTAAACAGGGAAAATTAAATTCTACAGAATTTAACATTACCAATGCTATTCCTAACAACTTTGTTACAGTGGCCACTAATAATATTAACAACACAGATGCTTGGTTATACAGTCTGGACGTGAATAGAAATGTCAGCGAAAAATGGACCAAAGTTCCGGCTTTGAGTGGCATCAATGTCATCTACAATCAACTGACAGAAAAAAATCTTTACCAGATCAACACTCGCACCAACGATCAAGTTGATGTGGTGTTTGGAGATGGTAGTTTCAGTAACATACCACAAGGTCGTTTCCGTTTTTATTATCGTACCGGCAATGGCATTACCTACAGTATCACCCCTGATGATATGGCCAGTGTAAGCGTGGCCTTTAGTTACATCAGCAAACAAAACAGAGTTGAAACACTGACCATTACAGCCAGCTTGAATTATACTGTGACCAATGCCAATGCAGCACCAAGTTTGAGCAGTATCAAGGCTTCGGCTCCGCAACAGTACTACACACAAAATCGCATGATCACAGCGGAGGACTACAACATCTTTCCGCAGACCAACTATGGTAGTATTCAAAAGATCAAAGCAGTTAATCGTACCAGCTCTGGTGTGAGTTTATATCTAGACGCACTAGACCCCACTGGCAGTTTCTCCAGCACAAATATTTTTGGCGACGATGGCACAATTAGTGCAAACAATAAGATTGGATCAACACAGTTTGATTTCTTAACCGACAACGACATTTATTTGTCTGTGTACGATGTGATCATACCAACAATCAACAGTACAGAAGTTAGAAACTATTACTATGGGAATACTTCTGTATTTCCAAGACTCAGTGGCAATACCAATACTGTTTCGGGCGGCAATATCAAGTTCAATCAAAACACAGTAAGCACAGGAACCAGTACAGGATTTTTGGCCAATCTAGTCAGCAACGTTACACTACAAGTAGGAGCCAATGTCAGTCATTATCTAAAATATGTTGACACAGGCGCTGTATTACAATTCAGTGCACCATCTGGGTATAGATTCAACAGCGAACATCAGTTGCAGTTGGGCAATACATTGACCAACGCCGGTGACACATTGAACTTTTATGCTGTGGTTACAGATATTGTAGCCGACTCAGATCCAACTGTGCCCAATAGAATTACTTTTGGTACAGTAGTACCCTCGGGTGCAATTTTAAGCAATGTGAGCTTAGGTGGTGCAGAAGCTATTGTACCGGCCTACAAAAATGATCTAAGTACCAATTTGATTAGTACCATAATCACACAGATCAAAGCCTTGTTGAATTTTGGTTTAAAATACAATACCGCAGTCAGAGTACAATACGAAGATGGCTCATACGGACCGTACGGTGTATGGGAAAATATTGCACCATCCAATATTGGTGCAAGCAATGACTGGATATTAAAATTTACCTACAACCAAGGCCTATACACAATTAACTATAAAAATCTTGAATACACTTTTGCCAGTGCAGGCAATACCAAGTTCTATTTTGATCCTGCGGTGCGTGTGTACAACTCTGTTATTGGTACCAACGTCAAAGACACTATTAAAATTTTAAAAATCAATACCAAACCCAATTCTTCTGCAGCATTAGACAATGATATAGTATGGCAAATTTATAATACTATCACAGCCACTGATGGGTATGTGGATAAAACCAAAGTATTAGTTCATGTACCGACCACACAGGCCGAAGATATTCCTGACAATCCAGACCTGTATTTACAAGTTGCTGCCGGATCGGCGGACAGAGATAGTTTGTATTTCCAATATCGTCATAATGTTCCTGGACGTAGCCGTATTAATCCAACCCCAGTAAACATTGTTGACATTTATGTTCTGACATCAACCTATGCTACAGATTACTCAAATTATCTCAGAGACCTGACTGGCTCAATAGTAGAACCAGATTTGCCAACCAGTACCAGTTTAGAAACAGCATACAGCGACTTGGACAATTATAAAGCAGTGAGTGATACATTAATTTACAATCCAGCAAAATTTAAACCTTTGTTTGGAGCCAAAGCCGATGTGAGTTTACGTGCTCGATTCCAAGTAGTAAAAAATCCGGCAGTTAATGTAACAGACAATGAAATTAAAAGTCAGGTTATTACCGCAGTGAACAAATACTTCGACGTGAGTAATTGGGATTTTGGAGAAACATTCTATTTTAGTGAATTGGCTGCATACTTGCATTCAACACTGACACCTAACATATCAAGCGTGTTGATCGTGCCAGCAAGTAATAATTTGGTGTTTGGTAATTATTTTCAAATCAATGCCGAACCCTGGGAAATTATTACCAGCGCCGCCACAGTCAATGATGTTGAAATAATTTCAGCCATCACAGCCGCTCAATTGAATTTGGGCAATACATTAGTCGGAACATATTAATGGCAATAGTCAACACAATTAATTTTTTACCAAGGATATTCCGTACACCAACCAATCAACGATTCCTTGGTGCTACTATGGACCATCTAACGTCCGACGCAATTAATAAACCCATTAATGGATACATTGGTCGAACATTTGCTCCTACTTACAAACCAGGCAACAACTATGTTCCCGAATCAACAGAGCTACGAAAAAATTATCAATTAGAACCCAGTGCTGTAGTAACTGACAGCAACGGCGAAATAACATTCAACACTGGTTATATTGACCTGTTACAAAACATAAAAAATTATGGCGGCCTAACAGATAATCAGCAACGTCTATTTGGCAGCGAAATGTACAACTGGGACGGACATTTTGATTACGATAAATTTGTAAACTATTACAATTATTATTGGTTACCCAATGGTCCGGACTCTGTATTGATTTATGGAAATCAAGCGCCTTATACTGCTGATTACACAGTGGTGCGAAATGGTGCTGTTGGTGGATACACATTTACCGGCAAAGGATATCAGCCCAATACCCAATTGACTCTGGTTCGCGGAGGGGTGTACACATTTAATATTGATCAGCCAGGACACGACTTTTGGATACAGCGTAGCCCTGGTGTCAACGGAATTGATCCCAATATTCCCACAGTGAGCACCCGAGACGTGTTTGGTGTTACCAATAACGGTGCCAGCAACGGTACAGTAACTTTCCGTGTGCCTTTGTACAACGCACAAGATTTTTATATCTTGATGCCAATCAAATCCACTGTTGATGCTGCCGTTACACTCAAGTATACTGACATACAAAATCGTTTGTTAAGTGATTTCCTGGACGAGTATCCTGATGGTATTGATGGTATTAATAATCAGTTGCAAAATAAAACTCTAATATTCATTGGCAACGACGAAGATGATACTTATTGGACCACCCCTGCAGTCAATCCAGCCTACACCAGTTTAGATGTGGCCAGTATTCGTCCCGGAGATATAATTGACGATGCAACTCGCGTTAAAACTTGGAAAATTAATTTAGTTGCTATTGATAGTAGTGCCACAGATTATATTATACAACTGTTACCAGAAAATACAATTTTAGCAAGAGAAAAAGTTTTTATAAGCTCAGGTAAAACCTATGCTTCACAAAAGTTTTGGCTTAACGACAATTTATCATATAATGTAGAACCAGCAATTACCGCAAACACAGATCGTCTATATTATCAAGACAGTAGTAATCCAGGATTTGTTGGCGAAATACGTATAATAAACAATACGACAGACACCATTGAAGTTGACACAGAAATCATTGGTCGTGTTGGATATACCAGCCCCA